CAATCGCGACTCAAGCGACGGCGGCGACAGCTACTTCATCAACCGGGGCACGGTCGGCGGTGGCGGCGGCTCTCTGGGCAACGGCACCGGACATGGAGTCCCGCAGGGCTTCCAGTACGGCAACAACAACGGCGGCGGCGGCTACTCCGGCGACGGCGGCGGTCCAGGCGGACACTCCGACGGCTATCAGGGCGGCGGCGGTGCCGGTGGTTACACAGGCGCCGGCGGCAATGGTCAGAGCAACTCCCCCAGCGGCAGCGGTTCCGGTGCCGGTGGGCGGTATTACAGCTCGACGCATGGCACCGGAGCGGGTGGCGGCACCGGCATCTACGGCCGACGGACCGACTACAACGCTCTGAACGGTGACGCCTACGGAGCCGACGACAACAAAGGCACCCTGAGCAACTGGAACAACGGCGGCAGCCACGCCGGTCTCGGCGGTCAGGGCGGCTCTCGTCGAACCGGCATCATCTCCGGCGAGGTGACTGGCTACTCCGGGTGCTCCGGCGAAAACCCTTGGGGGTTCAGCTACAACAGCAACGACATCCGCGGCGGCTTCCCCGGCGGTGGTGGCGGTGGCCCCGGCACCTCGCATGGCGGCGGTCACGGCGGCATGGGGGCGGTTCGTCTGATGTGGGCCGGTGAAAAGGCCAACACAAATCGCAGCTACCCAGACACCGACGTTGAGGACGTGACATGACCAAGAACAACAAATGCTTTGGTGATGGCGATGGCGCTCGTGAGGGCATCTATCAGCTGAACGACTACAGCGGGTACATCCTCAACAACAACTGGTGGCAGCTCGCCGGTCAGGACGAGTTCATGCTGCCGGGCACGTACACCTGGGTCTGCCCTCCTGGCGTGACCAAGGTTTCCGCGGTGTGCGTCGGTGGAGGTGGCGGCGGTTCGTATAGCTGGGCGAACCCTTCAGGCGGCGGTGCAGGCCTGGGTTGGAAGAACAACATTCCTGTGACCCCTGGCACTGCCTACACCGTCTTCGTCGGCAGCGGCGGCAGTCGCGGCAGCTCAGGCCAAAACGGTCAGGGCAGCTACTTCATCGCCGCAAGCACCGTTAAGGGTGGCTACGGCGGCGGCGGCAGCAGCCCTGGCGAGTCTTGCTCCTCTGGCAACAACAGCAGTGGCGGCGGCTACACCGGCGACGGTGGTGGACGCGGCGGCAACCAGGGCGGCTGGCCCGGTGGTGGTGGAGCCGGTGGCTACACGGCCGACGGCGGCTACGGATCCAGCGGCGACGCACCTAACCCTGGAGGCGGTGCTGCTGGCGGCTACGGCTACTCATCGACTCATGGTTCCGGCTCCGGCGGCGGCACCGGCGTCTACGGACGCCGGGACGACTACTACGCGCGGGGCGGTTCCTGCTACGGCAACTCCGGCCCGTACGGCAAGAACAGCACGTCCCACTGGAGCAACAACCAGAACGGCATGGGCGGCCAAGGTGGCTCACAACGCTCCGGAATTATCTCCGGTGAGATGTCGGGCTATCACGGATGTCCGGGCGAGAACCCCTTCGGTTTTTCGAACAACAGCAACGACATCAAGGGTGGATTCCCTGGTGGCGGCGGTGGCGGCCCCGGTACATCGAGCGGTGGCGGAGACGGCGGCGCGGGTGCCGTCCGGATCATGTGGGCCGGTGAAAAGGCTCACACAAACCGCTCTTACCCTGTAACAAACTGCGAGGACGTCCAATGAGTTCCTTCTTCATCAAGATTGAAAACGGGTCGCCCGTCGGCGATCCGATGCCGCTTTCGTCGGTTCGTTCTCTCGGATACTTCGAGAAGCAATATCGCAACGGCGAAATCCCTGAGGATTATGAGCCGATGCGGCCTGTTCCGGAACCGATGGTCCCCTGGTTCCAGGTCGTCGAGTGCGACGGCGAGCTGCACAAGATCGACGGCGTCTGGCAAAAGGTCTACGACGTTCGCAAGATGACCGAAGACGAGCTTGCGGAATACAGGGCCAAAGTGGAGGCCGAGTGGGCCGATCATCTCGCGTATCCGAGCTGGAGCTACAACGAAGAGACCGGACAGATGAGCCCCCCTGTGCATCCCGAGCCCGAGATGCAAAGACCCCAATGGGACGAAGCTACGCAAACATGGTCGGAAGGAACCGACCCTGTTGATGCCTGATCGTCGACTCGACCTCTTCTCAATTCCCGTCTGGCGTGGCAACACTGACGACGGTTCATTGATCAAAACAGCCGAGGGCCTGGCCTACGAGTTCCGCGAGAACGTAGGCCGGGCCGCTTTAGTCTCCGACGGATGGGACAGACAGGAGACGAGCGACGACCCTGAAGACTTCAAGCGAAAGGGAGTCACGTCGTTCAAGAATTGCAATCTGCTTGATCACTCGAAGTGGTGGCCGATAGCGGACGCGATTCACAGATTCGCAGCCGAGCTGATGTCGCCGGAATGGGACGTGAGCGGCCTGAGGATCTGCAACATGTGGGCGACCATCTACCCGCGCGGCGCTTGGGTGCCGGAGCACATCCACTCGACCTTCACCATTAGCGGCGTCTTCTACGTCAAGGCCCCAGAAGATTGCGGCGAGATCGTCTTCAAGGATCCAGGTTGGGTCGCGAAGGTGGCCTGCAACAACGGTGAATCGACCTTCCCCATTGATGGGACGCGCAAACGAATCAACCCCAGGACGGGAGACCTTCTTCTGTTCCCTTCCTGGTTGCCTCACTACACGGAACCGAACAAATCCGAGGAGGACAGAATCATCGTCAGCTTCAACCTAGTGTTTGACACGCCTCCTAAAAGGATCGTCTGATGCGGGTCGGATACTTCTACGCCGACAACATCCTCACGCCTGAGGAGTGTGACTTGATCATTCGCGAAGGCAGCAAGGAGCTGCACCCTGCGCTCGTTGGGACAGAGGACGGTGGGAAACTGCCTGATCCAGAAATTCGCAAGGGTCAGGCCGCCTTCTTCTGCAGTGGGGAGAATCCTGAGATCGACGAGCTGATGCTCAGGTGCGTCCAGGCGATGTCCGAGTGTTCGATGCAGGCCTATGGCGTTCCGATCATGCAAGTCGAGCCGATTCAGTTCACGGACTATCTGGCTGGAGACCATTACAGGTGGCACTACGACCAGCATGGAATCGGAGTGGAAGGGAAGCCCGAGCGATTCGTGAGCGCTTCGATCGAGTTGTCGGATCCGGACTCCTACGAAGGGGGAGGCCTCGAGTTCTTCGGAATATCCGATGCGGTCCCTGACAGAAAGAGGGGCCGGATCATCGTCTTCTCCTCGATGATGTGCCACCGAGCGCGGATCATCGAGTCAGGCAGACGCTGCTCCCTGGTTCTCTGGGGGCGGCCCTAACATTGCAGCAGAGGGAGGAAAAAACGCCCTCAGGGTCAACACCCAACAAGGTCAGACATTTCTCGGCCTGGCAGACGCCTGGAATCTTCGGACAGCGTCAGCCCCCGCCGAACAGTTTGCTTTTTGAACCATGAAGAACAAGGAGGAAAATCTCCAATGACCACATCATTCCTGCACGGCGTTGAGGTTCTTGAACTCGACACCGGCATCCGCCCGATCCGGACGGTGCGCTCCGGCGTCATCGGTCTGATCGGCACCGCTCCCCAGGCGGACGCGACTGTGTTCCCGCTGAACACCCCTGTGCTCGTCGCGGGCAACCGGGTCCTGGCGCAGAAGCTCGGGTCCACGGGAACCCTGCGGCCCGCGATCGACGGAATCTTCGACCAGATCGGAGCGACCGTCGTCGTCGTCCGCGTCGACGAAGGAGCCGATGAGGACGCCACGATCTCGAACGTCGTCGGCACCGCCACCGGCTACACAGGCGTTCACGCCTTCATGGCCGCCGAGTCGGCCGTCGGGTTCTCTCCCAAGATCCTGATCGCCCCCGGCTACACCCACCAGCGGACAGAGGACAGCCAGAACCCCGGAACCTATCTGCTGAACCCGGTGGTTGCCGAGCTGCTCGGCCTCGCCAGCAACAACACCTCGGGCCTGGGCGAGCGCCTGCGCGCGATCGTCGTGGCAGACGGCCCCAACACCGACGACACCGCCGCCATCGCCTACTCGGCCGACCATTCCTCCGATCGCCTCTTCGTGGTTGATCCATGGATGAAGGTCCTGTCCGGCACCTCCTACGTCAATCAGCCCCCCTCTGCCCGCGTGGCCGGTCTGATCGCCAAGAGCGACGCCGAGCGCGGCTTCTGGTGGAGCCCCTCCAACCAGACCATCAGCGGAATCGCTGGCGTCTCGCGACCAGTCCCATTCGGGCTGGGCGATATTAACTCGGCAGCAAATTTGCTGAATGAGAACGATGTCGCGACCATCATTCGTGAAAACGGCTTCCGGCTCTGGGGCAACCGCACCACAGGCATCGATCCGAAGTTCGCCTTCCTGAGCGTGCGCCGCACCGCGGACATGGTGAACGAGTCTTTGCTCCGCGCCCACCTCTGGGCCGTTGACCGCTGCATCAACCGCACCTACCTCCAGGACGTTCGCGAATCCGTGAACGAGTACCTGCGCAGCCTCACGGCTCGCGGTGCAATCCTGGGCGGCGAGTGCTGGGTCGATCCTGACGTGAACACCTCGACCACCATCGCAGCCGGTCAGGCGATCTTCGACTTCGACTTCACTCCCTGCACCCCGGCCGAGCGGGTCACATTCCGCTCAGTTTTGACCAACGGCTACCTCGAGGAGCTGCTGGTTGACGGGGAGAACACCGTCGAGGAATCTGACGACACACAAAACGCTCAGCAGCAGCAGGACGCCGCGTCCGATGACTCTGACGACACCGACGATTGAGGTTTGAATCATGCTTCCACGCACTCTCAAAAACTTTTCACTGTTCGTTGACGGCATCGGCTACGCCGGGCGCGTCACCGAAATGACTCCACCGACTCTGTCGATCAAGACCGAGGAGTTCCGCGCAGGTGGAATGGACGTCCCCGTCGAGCTGGACATGGGAATGGAGGCCATGGAGGCCTCCTTCACCCTGGCCGAGTACAACGAAGGCGTTCTCCAGCTGTTCGGCCTTCAGGAGACCTCTCCTCGGGCGCTCATCGTCCGCGGCGCCCTGCAGCGGAACACCGAAGCGGCCGCCCCTCTGGTCATCACCATGAACGGAAACTTCAAGGAGTTCGATCCTGGAAGTCTCGTCGCTGGTGAAGTGACCGAGGCAAGCTTCACCGTTGCTCTCACCTACTACAAAATGGAGGTGAATGGGACTACGGTGCACGAGATCGACATCGAGAACATGACGCGAGTCATCGGCGGTGCTGATCAGCTTCAACAACAACGCACTCAGCTAGGCATCTGATGGCATCGTCTGATAAGCGCCCCGTCACCATCATCGACTTGGACTATTCGATCCAGATCGATGGCACGAAGGTTCAACAGCTTTCAATGCGTCGGCCAACGGTGCGCGATCAGATGTTGTTTGAAGATGGCAAGGGATCGGAGGCCCGCAGAATCGTCAACTATCTGGCGAACCTCTGCGAGGTCTCCCCTGACAACATTCTCGAACTTGATCAAAGCGACTTCTCCAAGCTGACCAAGATCATCGAGGGTTTCCAATCGCCCCAGCAGGAGAACTGAGGCGCGCCGCTGTAATCCTGGCGAAGCTCACCGGCTGGGGCCTAGGTGACATCCTCGATCTGACGAGTGTCGAGCTGCAGGCTTGGCTAAAGTCAGCACAGGAGGTCGAGAAGGAGATCGCCCGCTCGACCAAACGAAGGTAAAAGATGTCGCAGTTCTCGAAGCTAACCGTCCAGATCGGCGGTCACATCGACGGGCTGAAGAAGGACCTCAAGAGGGCCTCTTATGCGATCAATTCCTTCAGCAAGAACACCCTTCGCACGTTCGAAGACACGGCCGCGTCGGCCTCGAAGGGGTTCAAGAACGTCATCAGAAGCGACGCCTTTCAGGCGGCCGCAGTAGCGGCTGGCGGAATGACGCTGGCGCTGCGGTCCAGCGTCAAGGCGGCCATCGACTTCGAGTCCGCGATGGCGGACGTCAAGAAGGTCGTCGACTTCCCGACCCCGGCGTCATTCAAGGAGATGCGCCGCGACATCATGCGGCTCTCAAGAGAGATCCCGATCAGTCAGCAGGGATTCGCTGAGATCATCGCGGCCGCGGGCCAGGCAGGCATCGCACGCAAGGACCTGAGCAGGTTCGCCGAAGCGGCGGCGAAGATGTCCACCGCCTTCGACATCTCGGCCCAGGAGGCTGGCGAGGCGATGGCGAAGATGAGGACCTCGATGGGTCTGAGTCAGAACGAGGTGGAGAGTCTGGCGGACGCCATGAACCACCTGTCCAACAGCATGGCGTCGTCCGCGCCGCAGATCACGGAGTTCATGCTCCGCGTCGGCGCGGAGGCCAACAAGTTCGCCTTCGCTGAGACGCAGGTCGCGGCGTTCGGCTCCGCAATGATCGCGGCGGGCGCGGCTCCCGAGGTGGCGGCGACCAGCTTCCGGAATCTGACCAAGGCGCTCGCGACCGGGACCAACGCGACGAAGAAGCAGCAGGCGGCATTCGCGCAGCTTGGGCTCAGCGCGGATCAGGTGGCCCGCGACATGCAGAAGGACGCGACCAAGACGATCCAAGACGTCTTCCGCAGGCTCGGGGAGGCGCCCGCGCACATGCGTGCGCAGATGTCGACGGCCCTGTTCGGATCCGAGGCTCGGGCCCTGGCTCCGCTGCTGACCAACGCCGACCTGCTGAAGGAGGCCCTTGACTCGGTCGCCAAGACCGAGCTGTTCAAGGGCTCGATGCTGAAGGAGTTCGAGGCCCGGAGCAAGACGACTGCAAATCAGATGCAGCTGTTCCAGAACAACATGAACGGCCTGGGCATCGCGGTCGGTGGGGTCGTGCTTCCTGCCCTGAATTCATTCATGAAGGCGATCACCCCGATCGTCGCGTTCGTCGCTGACATGGCCGACCGGTTCCCGGTGCTGACCGGACTCGTGGTCGGACTGTCCGTCGCCTTTATCGGCATCGTGGCCGCGCTCCCATTTATCGCCGCAGTCGTCAGCGCGATCGGAACCCTAAAGGCCGCGCTGGCCGCCATGGCCGCGACGAAGGCCGTCGCCGGTTTACTTCTCAACCTCAAGGTCCTGGGCATCGTCGGCAAGGTCGCCTTCAGCATGATCAGCAAGGCCGTCTTCGTGGCCTTGGCACCCTTCGCCCTGATCATCGCGAAGGTAGTCCTGATAGGCGCGGCGATCTTCGGCGTCGTCAAGATCATTCAGCATTTCTGGAAGACCAACGAGACCTTCAGAAACGTCGTCACAGGTGCCTGGAACGGAATCGTCGGGGCGGCCCAGGGGCTCGCCAGGGGGATTGTCGGAATCTTCACCGGCATCGGCGACTTCATCAAAAGCTGGGGACCGAAGATCCTCGCGGTCCTGTTCCCCATCCCCGCGCTGATCGCCGGATTGTTCGGCAAGCTTCCCGCCGACATGCAGGCACCGTTCGACCAGGCGGTCGCCTTCATCCGATCAATCCCTGGAAAGCTCGTGGACATCGGAGGGAAGATCATCCAGACGATCATCGACGGGATCAAGCAGAAGGCCGTCGCCCTCTTCGACACGGTCAAGACGACGCTCGCCAAGGTCCGGGAGATGCTCCCCTTCAGCGACGCGAAGAAGGGCCCCCTGTCCAAGCTCACCGAGAGCGGCGCGTCGATCATGACGACGTTGGCCGACGGGGTCGCGTCCAAGTCCGGAGCGCTCGCGACGCAGATCGGGAACGCCACCGAGGGGGGACAGACGAAGATCGTCGGAATGGTCCAGACGCTCGTCGACGAGTTCCGCTCGGTCCCGGGCCTGATCGGAGACGTCGGCGAACTAATCATCGACACGATCATCGCGGGCCTCATGGCGAAGGCTCAAGGGATGTATCAGGCCGTCAAGAACATCTTCCAGAACGTCCGCAACCTGCTGCCCTTCTCTGACGCGCGGGAGGGCCCCTTCAGCCAGCTCACGCTCGCTGGTGGGCGAATCATCACGACCCTCACCGAAGGGCTGAGCAGAGAGGGTCCAGGCCTCGCGCGGGCGCTCGCGGGCGCGTTCGCCCTGGCCCTCCCCGTGATGCAGGCGGCACCGGCCGCAGCCGCCGGGACCATCGCACCCCCGGTCCCCTCCGCGGCGAGCGGCTCCGCCTCGGCGGCGACGACCATCAACGCACCTGTGACCATCAACGTCGGCGCTACAGACGCCACCGCTGAGGACATCGCCACGCAGGTCCAGCTCGTCTTCGACGGTCTTCTCAGCGACGCCGAGGCGGGCGTCCGTGCATTCCTAAACGATTGACGCCATGGCTGACACGATGATGACCCTCGGGTCGTTTCAATTCTCGATCAACTCAGCGGCCTTCGACGACTTGAAGCGGGTCACGAGCTACCGCTGGAAACAGCAGGAGCGGATCGGAAGGGATCCGGCGAACCAGTTCATCGGGCCTGGCAACGACAAGGTGACGATCAACGGGACAATCTATCCCTTCTACAAGGGCGGCCTCGGCCAGATCAACCTGATGCGGGAGATGGCCGCACTCGGTGAGGAACAGCAGCTGATGGACGGACAGGGCAACGTCATCGGGCCCTACGTCATCACGTCCATCACGGAGGTCCAGACGGTCTTCGCCTCCGAGGGCGTACCCCTCAAGCAGGAGTTCACCATGGAGCTGGCCCAGTACGGGGAAGACCAGACGACCGGCGGAGCCACGGGCGGCAATCAAGGCGGCGACACCGGCAGCGGATTCAGCCCCTTTGGCAACGGCTGGGTCAGCGTCGCGAACACCGTCGGAGACCTCATCGACGACTTCGGCCTGTTCCAAAACAACTCATAAGGATCCATGGCACAGACCTACAAGACTCAGCAGAGCGACGAACTTGACGACATCTGCTTCAGGTTCTATGGCTACACCAACGGCTCAGTCGAGGCCGTTCTCAATGCGAATCGCGACCTGGCCCAGCTCCTCCCAATTCTTCCCGAGGGGATTCTGATCACGCTTCCGGACGTAACCCCGCCCGCATCGACGACCGTCCTAAAAGTCTGGAATTGATCCATGCGCCCGCAGTTCCGCGTCACCTCGAACGGCAACGACATCACCGGAGCGATCAGCGATCGACTGCTCCAGCTCCGCGTGACGGATCAGGCCGGGCAGAAGTCGGACACCTGCGAGATAACCGTCGACGACCGTGGGCAGGAGATGGCGCTCCCTGAGGTCGGCACGCGCCTGGAGGTCTCGATGGGTTACGACGAGATGGTGCGTATGGGGACCTACGTGATCGACGAGGTCTCCATGTCCCACCCTCCGGCGATCGTCAAGGTCAGGGCCAAGGCGATGAGCATGGCCCCGCAGTACAAGACCCCGAAGACCAGGAGCTGGGACAACCTGACGATCGGGCAGATTGTCGCGACGATCGCCGCTGAGCATGGCCTGACGCCGAGAGTCGGCAGCGAGTACGCGAACACCCTGATTGAGCACATTGATCAGACCGAGGAATCGGACGCACACTTCCTGACGAGGCTCGCGCAGCAGCACGGGGCGGTCGCCAAACCGATCGAGGGCAACCTCGTCTTCGTTCCCGAGGGGCAGGGAGGAACCGCAGGAGGCAGGACGCTCGGGACCATAACGATCAACGCCGAGGACTGCAAAAGCTATTCAGCGACGATCAAGGACCGTGGCAACTACACGCAAGTGTCGGCCAAGTACCTGGACAAGGAGACGGGCCGAGAGGTCACGATCATCGAGCCAGTCAATTCAGCCGGACGTCTCTGGGGGAACTCCGGCGACACGTACCGGGACCGGAAGCTCTATCCCACGGAGGAGGAGGCAAGGGCGGCCGCGGTCGCGAGAGGCGAGCAGTTGGCGAGGGGGCAGATCCAGGTCAAGATCCAGATGGGCGGGGCCCCATGGATCTTCGCCGAGCACCCGATCGAGCTGGTCGGATTCAACACGGGTGTGACCGCCGAGCTGATCGTGCACAGCGTCTCGCATGAATATGGTTCGCGAGGTTTTATCACTTCAGTCGATGCCGGGAACTTGAAGGCAGCCAATACGTCCAATTAGAATTGGCACAGGAGGCGCGCGCGATGAAACCCACGGGATCCCTCTGGCAGGGTTTCGCCAGCGGCCTTGGCCAGACGATTCCGATCGTCCTTGTCACCGGCATTGGTGCATTGGTGACGATGACGATGAACATGCAGATTCAATTAGCGGAACTGAGAAAGGATCAGCAACGCTTGATGGCCGTGATCGAAGAACGTCACGGGCAGATTTTGAAACTACAGGATGACTACAAAGACGTGATCCGAAGAGTCACGATCATCGAGACAACGATTCAGAGGTGAGTTGTGGAACGGATCAAGCTTGAAGACTTCTTCCGTTTCTACAAAATGCTTCCGCATCAGATGGCGGCGGTGAGGAGATTGGCGGAGCAGATGCCTCCGGAACTGCTGGCGAAGGATGCTGAATGGGTAGAGATTTTCAGGGCCGCAGGAAAGCAACCGGAGAAATGTCCGCTAAACAATCCCCTGCGGGTTCGCTACTACCAACAGCGCGATTCAGTCACACGGCACGGCTCGAGGATGTGCTTCTCGTCGTCGTGCGCGATGCTGCTGAACGCCCTCAAGCCAGGAATCCTCGACGGCCCGAACGGCGACGACGCCTACCTCGGCAGGGTCCTCCGCTACGGCGACACTACGGACGCGATGGCGCAGATCCGGGCCCTTCGCTCATACGGTCTGGAGGCGGAGTTCAAGAGGGATGGCAGGTTCGAGGACATCAAGGAGCTGATCGACCAGGGGATTCCGGTCCCGATGGGGATCCTGCACATCGGCCGCGTGAACAAGCCAATCGGTGGAGGTCATTGGATCTGCGCGATCGGCTACGACGAGACCTCGCTGGTTGTGCACGATCCCTTCGGGGATCTGGACCTGATCAATGGTCGCTACCTGAACAACTGGGGGGCACGACTCAGATACAGCTACGAGAACACCGGTCCGCGCTGGATGGTCGAGGGGCCTGGGAGCGGCTGGTACATCAGGGCTAGCATTTAGGCACAAACAACCAACGGATCGATGGAAGACATCCTCGCCAATCCGATTCTCTGGATCGTCATCGCAGCCGCAAGCGAGATCGTCGCGCTGACGCCCCTGAAATCAAACAGCATCGTTCAGCTGCTGCTTCAGGCCCTCTATGCGATCAAGCCTTCAAAAAAGGGCTGATCCCTCCTGACGGCAAATGGCTGTTCAGATTTTCGTCCCGGACGATCCTGGACGATGTCGTGCGAGCCATACGTCGGGAGAAATTCAATCGCACCATTGGAGCGAAAATAGATGCGGAAGTTCTTCGCGTGGCTGATCAATGGAGTCGCTCGCAATCACGGCGTGAGCAAGGCACAAATCGGGTTCAAGGTCAGTACACAGAACACCCAATCGACCCCGCCAACATCGGAACAGACGCCGAGCCCCTCGGAGGCCCCATCGAATGGAGCAGCCGGGTCACGACCACAGGTCAACCAGAACGCACTGAGGAGACAGATCCGCCTGCATGAAGGCGAGCGGCTCAAGGTCTACACGTGCAGCGCCGGGAAGCTGACGATCGGGGTCGGCCGGAACCTTGAGGACCGGGGGATCTCGGTCGAGGAGTCGAACCTGCTTCTCGACAACGACCTGGCCGCGTTCCAGGTCGAGCTGATCCGGAAGCTTCCATGGGTCTCCGACCTCGACGAGGTGAGGCAGCGCGTCCTCATCGACATGGCGTTCAACCTGGGCGTCAACGGCCTTCTGTCGTTCAAGAAGACGCTCGCCGCCATCAAGCGGGGCGACTATGAAAAGGCGGCCCCGATGATGCTGGACAGCAAGTGGGCCGAGCAGGTCGGCAAGCGAGCCGAGCGGCTGAGCACGATGATGCTGACCGGCAAGGATCCCCGCGAGTTGTGGCCGAAACCATGAAGGGCCGCTTCATCGTCAAGATCGACGGAACATATGTTCTGTTCACCGATTACGCGGAGATTCGAATCCCGTTCGACGAGATCATCGCCTTCGAACCGGAGATCCCGGACCCTCCCCACACCGAGGAGGAACACGCCGAGATCATGACCTACACCGCCCGATACAACGACCTGCTGAGGAGGAACCGTGCCGCCCGTAACGAGACAAGGTGATCCAGACATCCCGCACTGCTCGCCGATGGTGAGGGCGATGGGCAGCCACGACGTGAACGTCAATGGCCGCGCCCTGAGTCGTCAGGGCGACTTCAACACCCCGCACCTGTTGCCTGGGACGCCGTGTCCCACGCACGCGGCTCCGATCGCGATCGGCTCCCGCACCGTCTTCGTGAACGGACGGGGAGCAGGAAGGACCGGGGACAAATTGATCACGTGCACGGCCTGCGCCGTCGGATCCCACGACGTGGTCGCGGGCTAGGCGAGGGCCAGGCGGACGCGGTAGCGGGTGATCTGCAGGCGGTCGGCGATCCGCTGCTGGGTCCACCCCTGCGTGCGCAGGCGGCGGACGGTCTGGTCCTGGCTCTCCGTGGCGCGGAGAAGCAGCAGGACTGGCAGAAGCAGGATCACCGCCACCCACGCAAGGGTGGTTGTCATGGCGGTGTTTGAATGGTTTCGCCCGAAGGCGTCCCGAGATTATGCCACGCCCGCCGGGATTAGACTTGATTCACGTTCGCCCTAGGAGGGGTGCAAGACAAGGCCGCAGGGAACGGGGCGGCCGTCGTGGAGACAGATCCATGAACATCCTCAACATCGTCCGCGAGCAGCTCCTGAAGCGCCAACGCGTAGCTCAGGCTCAGCTGGTCGCAGTGAAGGCCCAGAAGATCGCCGTCTATCGCGGCGTACCCTACGAGATCAAATGATGGACGAAGAGCAGGAGATCTCGGCGATAGAGATGCGCTTGACGCTTCCGGCGCTGCGTCTCCTGCTCAACTCCGTTGAAACAGAATTGAGGCAGTGGCCCGGAGGCGACGCCGAGGAGCAGCTGGCGCTGGTCGCCTTGAAGCATCTGCTGATGTCCGCGATCTTCGAGCTTCTCTACGACCTCGATTGATCGCAGTGGCCCAAGAAAATCCCGCCGATGCATTCCAGACGGCGGGATGGGGACCCTTCCGTTCACTTTTTAGCTCGGGAGATTCACTCCTGAGTGTTATCCAGATTAGGAAGATCTAAAGGATCAGGGCGTCCGGCAAGGATCATGCAGGCCCGTCTGTAGAAGTGATTGTCCGTGACCCCGCAGTCCTCGAGGTGTTGCTTGATCTTGGCCCAGTTCTCCAGCTCCTCCGGGGACATCAGACAAACGCATCAAATTCCAACCTAGTCTTGACTAAGAGCCATGGGATATGCAATGGGACAAGATGAAGGGATTTGGCTGACGCTTGAACTGCCTCTCGAGAACGAGCTGGCCATGGAGAAGCAGTGTCGAGCGATCCGCGAGTGCGAGGACCTGGACGGACTGCGGGAGATCTCAGAGGCGCTGATCCGACAGAACACGTCGCAGCAGATAGCCCTGACCCAGTTCGTTCACCGCGTCGCGGAGCTTGAATCGGAATTCGGTGGTTGAGATCTGCGTGTCGAAGGATGGAAGGCGATGGTGCGAGCAGCTTCCCGTCGCCTCCAGCCGCCTACGCGTCCGAGACCTCCTCAACTCCGGCTTCGCCGTCTATTGGGTCACCCGCCTGTCGTAGCTTCTCCTGCTCCCACCACGTTCGGCGCATCAGCTCGGCGGCCCGCACTTTGTACTCCTCCCACAGGCCTGTGTAGATGTGGTTTTCGCGGCCAGACGATTCGTACAGCATTTGCATGAATGCTGCTGTCATCCGGTCGATCTCGACCTGTTCCACTTAGACCTCGTGATCGGGTTCAATGATGCAATCGACGACGCCATTTGATCCGAGGGATCTCAGGCGATGCCGCGCATCCGCAATGCTAGTTGCCTCAATGTATGCCCAGTGAACATGTCCTTGATGCATGTAGTGGCAGATGTATCTGCTCATTTTCTGGGCAGGTTCATCATCTTGATTGCGATCGCAAGGGCATTCGCCCTTGTTGATTGAGCAGGCCCCCATAGGACAATCCCGTCTCTATAGCTCCACGGTAGAAACCACGTATTGAGCTGCACCGCTTGAGTTGTGACGCCATAACAGGGCCAGGTCTGCGCCTCATAACGGCCCTGCTCGCTGTAGCTCAACCCTTCGATCCCGAGACGGTCTTGTCTCCGTTGTATCGGCCCGTCTTGGAGTAGTCCCGGATGGGCCTTTGATCCATTACGTGAAAAATCATCTGCCCGATCGGCTTTCCTTCCCAGAGTGGGATCGCGTGCAGCTGGCGGATGTTGTGCAACTCGAGAGTGAGGACACTTCCGTGCCATCCGGCGTCGCAGTAACCGGCGAGAGCGTGAGAGAGACCCTCGCGCGCGCGAGAAGACTTGAGCGCGAACTGAGCCGCGATTGTGTCCGGGAGATGAAACGTCTCGACGGTGTGAGCGAGGACAAACTGGCCCGGCTTCAGCAGATAGGGGTTCTCCTCATCAGTGCCCTCGATGCTCATCTTGACGAGTTCTGGGCCCTGGACTGACTCGATCATCAGGGTGTTTCCGAGCCTGACATCCAGAGAGCAGGGGTTCAGAAGCGACGGCTCGAACGGCTCGACCATCGGAGGATGGGAGGGTTCGGCCATGACGGC